TTCAACCGGTTCCCGCATTATTTTTATTTTTTTATTCTTCTCTTGTGCATTGTAAATATCTTGATAATATTCTTTTACATTATCATATATAAAAGGGATAATGCCGATTCCGCCATTACCTTCTTCTAAACTCCCATGATTAATATTATAAAACCAATGTAAACAGCCTGTCATTCCGCTCCAAGTATATCCATATTCTTTTATATAATTTGTAGCTTGTTGATTTATCATCATAAAATTATATTTTTTACCATAAATAGACTTTACCATTTGATAAAAAGCATCTTTATCTTTTTCCTCTTGAAGAATGGAAGCATCTTGTTTTTCTGCACATGATAAATGAGCATATCTTCTTGCATTAACTTTTATACAAGGTTCTTTTTCTCTATCAAAATATTCTCCACAAAAAAAACATTTAACTCTTGCCATTTTGTTTTACCTTTTATTTTTATTATAATATTTTTTTATAAAAAAATCAAGGAGGATTATAATTAATCCTCCTTATTTTCTAACAATTCTTTTAAATCAAAAACAATTAAAGAAATTTGTTCTGCTTGATCTCGAGTTGCATTTGATACTTTTTTATTTTTTCCAAGATACTTATCTGTAATTTCAGTAATTCTTGGGGCATAATATTCCATTTTATCGTTAGGAATTGTTTGTATTAATTGTGAAAACTCTTCCATTAAAGAGTCAAAATTCAAATCAATTTTATTTACTTCCGCATTTCTTTCTTCTGTAACGAATTCTTGTCCTGTATGGCGAGCTTCTTCGTCAATAGCATTATTTAATGCTTCTACTAATGCACTATATGAAAAATCTACTTCAGGAATCATATATTTAAAACGAGATCCGCAATCTATTGTATTATCAAGAGATCTAAGAGTAAGGACTCGTTTAGGAACACCTTCTTTAATTATATTATGAGCATAGCAGTAAATATCTACCATATCTTTTATAATTAAATTATAGCTATTACCAAGAGTAGGAACAATTTGATTAAATTCTGTTCCATCTTGTCTTTTAAAAGTTTTATCTTTATCATGCGAAATAAAAAGAACTGCATAACCTAATTGAGTGACTGCTCTAAAAGTATCTTCTAACTCTCTTTTTACTCTTGACCATCCTTGACCGTAGGGAATTTGATTTAATGTATCAACACCAGCCTGAGAAATAATATATTTTTCACATGCGGCGGCCGCAATATCTATAGTATCTACGATAATTGATTTAAACATATCTTTAACGTCAGGCTTTTTAAGATCTCGTAATACCATTTTCATTTCTGCCCAGGTTGTTACATCTTGAGCATATACGTTTGGAAGTGCGTTATATCCTTTCTAAAATGCTAAAATCAGCGCTCCAGGCATCTGACTTCCAAAAGTAGTTTTACCAATTTTACCAGGTCCGTAAATATATGTAATATAACCGCTCAAATCTCTACTAACTTTATGCGGTTTTAATTGTCCTAAGTTAATTGCCATTTTTTTCTCCTTTTTACTATTTTCTTATTTCATACTCATAGTTAAAATAGAGGGGTAAACCCCTCTATCAATTAGAAATTAAACCCTCCTGCTGGAATTGTTGTATTAGGTGCAGGTGCGGCAGAAGGCTGAGAAGAAATTGCATTTCCTCTACTTTCATAATATTCCTTTGCTCTAGTTTTTACTTCTTCCAGATATACATTTCTATTAGCGATTGCTTTATTTAAATCTTCAGCAGTCATTGTTTCTTCCAGTCCAAAAACATAAGGTTCAGGTTTAGCACCTGTCACAACCCATTCCCGCTGTTTTCTTTCAGATACGTCTACTGTAGGCTCTCCAAATGCACTCTCAATAGTTTTTTGTACTTTTACTGTTGTGCTTACGATTTCACCCCATACCTGAGTATAAATAGGATTTTTAGAAGATGCTTCTAAGCCCATAAAATAATTAATGGCGCCTTCAGATCTTGCAACTAAAGTAAAAGGTAAAATATCATTTCTAAAATTAAAAATTACGCAATCAATACGAGCATAATCTTCTGTAATATTTCTTTCTGGATCAGCTTCTACCAAAGTAACGTTTTTAATTACTGTATCAAAAATAAATTTCTGGCGACCGGGGCCTTCAGGATTTAAGTCTGTTACAATAGAAACAAATCCACCTTCATTTTTCTGCTGTGAAACTAATTCATCTCCACCGTTTGGATAAAAATCATTTAATGCTGCGGAAGGTGATAATTTTACTTTTAGTGCTGCATCTTTTCCATTAGCTACCCAGGTTGGACTTTCCATAATTCTTTTCAAATTTCCATAAGTAGCATTTTTATTTCCACTTTTTGTAAATTCTGTTACATATGTATAATGAACTGTTAAAACATTTAACCCTGCTTCATCTGTTGCTACACTTACAGACCCCTGAATAAATTCTTTTCCAAAATTGACGGACTGTTTATTTGCAACTGTTTTTACTTTTAAATCATGTTCGTAAACTCTACCTTCGATGTTCTCTGTATTTGTATTACGTCTCATTTATTATTACTCCTTATTATTTTATGCTTAAATTTTATTATATTATTATTTTATATATAAATTTTATCATATTTTTTATCATTTGTCAAAAAGATTATATGTAATTAATTCTTTACTATAGGGAAGAGTTTCGACCCATTTACAAAAACTATGCCATTCTGTTAATTTATGATGCTTCCGCTGTGAATATATATTTCTTAAAATTTCATAATTAGCTGTCCAAGTTCTTTTTTGTAACCACCCATTAGGTAAAACTCGAATTAATTCTTTCCAATACTTTTTATTTTTTGTTTCTTGGAATTTTTGACGTAATGTTTCACAATGTGAAATTAAATTATTATTCATTTCCCTAACTTTAAAATCAGGATCTTCTCCATTATTAGGATATAAAATTAAATCTGGTTCATAATCATCTGTTTCAAAACAATCAAAAGTAATAGGTGTTGTTGCTAATTTATGCATTGTAGAGGTTGAATTTGATACCGTTCCAATTTTATAAGTATCGGCTTCTTTCCACCAAAATAACGGGGCGGTAATATCAACAGAAACAAAGATTTGTCTTAAAAATTTTCTATCTGAAGAACCTGCTGAAATCATGCGTTGTGCTAAATCGAGGTCTTTGGGTCCAATATAAGCATACTCAAAGAACTATTGATTATAACTCCATTTAATTATCCCATTTTCTCTTAACCAAGCTGCAAACTATTCAGCCTTTTTGTCATACTTTTCTTCATCAAAAATATTTATATGATTATATTCACAATATTTATGAGCAACTTCATAATCCTAAATATCATAAGTATCAGTAATTCCAAAGGAACTATCTGATTTTTCCCAACTCTAAAGTGGATTTCGTAATCCGCGCATAGCTCCTTCAAAATTCATAATTTGAGTTTTTTCAAATTTCATTATTTAGTACCTTTCATTGTATTTAAACCTACTTTATTAGATTGATACATATCAATCCAAAATCGTTCTTTTTCATTTAATTGAGATCGTTCACACTTTTCTAATATTTCAAAAGTGAAATTCCAAACTCCAAACTATTGCATATTATTGTAAAGTTTGTTCGTGGACGAAGCATCAATACCAAGACCGCATTTTATATGTTGTTTAAAACGATCTGTAATATTAACACTTTGTCCAATATATATATCTCCAGTATTTATATTAGTAATTTTATAAATACCACAAACTTGAGAACTACCAACAACTCGATTACATAAATTAGAAGTTGGTTTTATAATATATGAAGACCAGATAATTTTAGCAACAATAGTAGGATCATAAAGGTTATATTTCCATTGTTGCAATTTAGAAATATCAGATATTTGTTTATCTGTTATATTTATGCGATAAAAAGATTCCTTTTCTTTCTACTCTTTTTCTCTAAGGCGGGCGGCGGTCACCGCATCATATACTTTTTTTATCTAATCAATCTAAGTTTCTATAGATTCCTTTTTAGCAAGAAGCTATTTTATTTTTATATCGTTGTTTGCTTCTTCTAATTGGTATTCTAACTATAATTGATCTTTATAGTTTTGATACTCCTAATATATCTATTGTTTTTTTTCATCGTAATATTTATTTAAATAATTTATTTTTTTGGAGTGTTCTTCATCAGTTTTTAAATTAATTGAATGAAGATTATCTAACTATAATTTTTCTTTTTGAATTAAAGACTAAAAGTGCTATTTTTCTTTGTGTAAAACTTGAAGTTTTGTATTTAACTATTGTATTTTTTGTGTTATTTGATTGATCTAATCTTCTCGCTAGACTTTTATATTTTTAGCGTTATGTAGTAGAAAAAGACCAATCGACAATAACATAATACTTAGTATTAATAATATTATCATACTGGTCTCCTTAAAAGAGAGGGATTAAAAATTTAATCCCTCTTTTATAATAAATTCATTAGGCATTAATATCAAATTCATGACCCTTATCTGTTAATTTAATGAATTTAACAGCTTTATGTTTAACTTTACCATCTTCTGTTTCAATTTCAAGTTCTCCATCAATTCTTTCCATCAGCGGAACAATAACCTTTTCTCCATCAATTTCCTCACGATGACGCTGGAAAGAGGCTGTAATAGAACCATTTACCTGTCTTGGATTCAAATCCAGTGCTTCAGCAATATCATTTGCCGTAATGTTTTCGTCTTCATGCTCTCTTACATAATTAAAAATTTTAATACTGTTTTCAGATTTTCTTGCCATAATATTTTTCTCCTTTTTTCTTTATATTAATATTATATTATAAATTTTATAAAATGTCAATTATATTTAAACGGTACCGTAACAGACCTTTCCTTTTTCGTTTTTGGAATAGGAGAGTTTGTCTATTATATAAGAAAAATAGAGAGTACCTATTAAACATTTTTGTCCTTGAGTATATAAAATTATTTTATTTATTTTACTTTATTATTATACTAAAAATTTTTTAAAATATCAAATAGATAGATATTGAGTTCTAAACTCATCTTCGGTTATAATTGGAACATTTAGTTTTTTAGCTGTTTGATTTTTATTACTTGTTGAATTAATATCATTATTAATTAATGCAACAGTTTTAGATGTTATAGATCCTGTAACTTTCCCACCCATTTTTTCTATAGTTTCTTTTAATTCATTTCTATTTTTATATGTTTTTAATTTTCCAGTAACACAAAAAACTTTATCTTTTAAAATCTGATTGTCAGAAGAATCTTCTACGGTATATTTTATCTCATCAATAAAATTATCAAAAATACTATCAAATTCGTCATAATTAAAATTAAAGATTTCTTCAAGCATAATTTCCCCTACTCCCGGGATATTATATAATTTATCGTTTTTAAATTCAATAGCATTGCGGAATTTATTATATCCATAAAATACTTTCATGATTGCTGTACTGGCGGTTTTTCCGATCAGCGGAATACCAATAGCACATAAAAATTTATCAGATGGACATTTTTTAGATTTCTCAATAGCTTTTAATATATTAGAAACAGATGTGGGACCGAAACCTGGTTTTTCAATCCAGTCCTTTTCATGCTCTTTTAAAGTAAAAATATCAGAAATAGAATTAATCCATTCCCAATCAATTAATTTTTCTAAGGTTTTTTTAGAAAGACCTTTTATATCAAGACCTTTTTTCCCACAAAAATGATCTAATTGATTAATTAATTTACCATTACAAGTTGAATTATCACAATAAACTCTAATAATACCATTTTCTTTTTTATATGATACAGGATGACCGCAAATAGGACAATTTTCAATTACATCATTTGCGGAAACTCCTCCGGCCGCAATAACTTCTCCGTAATTATATTTTGGTCCAGCTGAATAAATTTGAGGGATAATCTGATTCGCCTTATAAATTTTAAGCGGTTCTCCAACATAGGCGCAATCTCCTAATGTTTCATGCATAATACTTACATTATGCAAAGATGCACGAGAAACTTCTGTACCATCAATCTCTACAGGATCAAAATTTGCAACAGGTGTTAAAACTCCTGTTCTACCCATTGTCCATGTAATATAATGAAGTCGTGTTGAATAAGTTTCATCATAAAATTTATATGCTAAACCGCCTTTAAAATGATGATCAGTGTGGCCTGCCTCGTCATATTCTTTAATAGTATCATATTTAAATACTACTCCATCAATAGGATAAGAAAATTCTTTACTCATTTTTCTGACACTATTAATATATTCTTCAATAGGGGTTAAATCAGTTCCATCTCCATTAATAAACATTGGAACAACCTCAAAACCATAAGCTCTTAAATTTGACAGGTTATTAGAAAGGTATTTATATTTTCCACCTTTTATTACATCCCAAGCTACAAAAGTAAGATGACGATTATAACATTCTTTTGAATTAAGTAATCTTATACTCCCGCTAGCAAAGTTTCGAGGATTTTTATATTTATCTTTAAAATCTTCAAAATCTTCATACTTACATATAATTTCTCCATCGACGATTAATTCCCCCATATAAGGAATTTCTTTTGGAATAGATGAGATTACCATTGCATTATGAGTAATATCTTCTCCTTCTATACCATCTCCTCTTGTTTCCGCAGAATATAATCTTCCATTTAAATAACGTAAAGAACAAGTCAAACCGTCCATTTTTGCCATGACAATCCAATTATGGCCTTTAAGAAAAGATTCTACTTCTTCAATATTTTTTGTTTTATTGAGAGAGAGCATAGGATGCCCATGTTGTACTTTTTTTAATTCTGATACTACTCTAAATGAAATGTGTTGAGTTGGAGAATCCGGCAAAATAACGCCTGTCTTTTCTTCCATTTGTTTCAATTTAAAATATAAATCATCCCATTCTTTATCTGAAATTTCAGGCTTATCTTCATCGTATAATTTAGTATAATAATTTAATTTATCAATTAATTCTTTCATATAATCATCCTCTTATTGATTTAAAGATATTGCGGTTTGAACTATACTTCTTTCAATTAGTTTTACGCCAGACCCATTTTTAGTTTGATTTGGAATTTCTGATGAAGAAATACAAATGGAGTTTGGTTTTCCAATTATTAGTAAGGAAGATTTTTCTTCAAGCGGGGCGGCAGCCGCTATATAGTTGTCTGGTTCTAGTTTAATACAAGATGCACCACGGCCACCGCGATTTTGGATAACTAAAGATTTAAGACTAATTTTTTTACCTTTTCCTTTTGATGTAATTATTGTAACATCTTTTAATTTATCATACATATAAAAAGCACTAATTACTTCATCATTATCTTTTAAATTAATTCCTTTAACACCACTAGTTAATCTTCCTATCGGTTTAATATCATCTGTTGGAATTTTTATAATATTTCCATATTTAGTTACTAAAACAACATCCTCTTCTTCCATAAAAATAACAGAAAGAAGTTCATCTCCCTCTTTTATTTTTATAGCTTGAATACCTGTTGTTTTTTTCATTTTAGAATACTCTTCAAATAGAGTTTTTTTAATTAAACCTTTTTTAGTAAAAAATACTACATTATTTGCAATTTTAGTACCGTTTACATGAGTAGCTGTTTGAATAGTTTCATTTTTATCAAAAGGTAATATTGTATTTAAATTAATTCCTTTAGATGCGTTAGTGCCTTGTGGAATTTTATCTACTCCAAGTCTATACATTTTTCCTTTAGATGTAAAAATCATTAATGTATCGGTGGTGTTAGTTGTAATGGCGGTTAAAATTGCATTATCTAAAGTTTTTATGCCTTTCCCTTTTCGATGCTGAATTTTAAAATTATTTTTTGGTACTCTTTTAATTTCACCCCCATGAGTAATAATAACTACAACATCTTCTGGTACTATATCTACTTTTGTTTTTTCTTTTGTTTCTTCAATTTGAGCTAATTCTGTTTTTCTTTTATCTCCATATTTTTTTACTAATCCTTGCAAACGAACTTTTAATATATCAATTTGTTCATCTCGGCTGTCTAAGATTTGATGAAGCATAAAAATTTTATCATTTAAATCTTTTGCTTCTTTTTCTAATTCTATTTTTTCCAGTTTAGCTAAAGAGGATAATCTCATTGCAAGAATGGCTTTAGCCTGGTTCTCTGTAAAATTATACTTAGATATAAGATTTGTTTTTGCGGCAGCCGCACTATCAGATTTTTTAATTAAAGCAATAATATTATCAATATCTTCTAATGCTTTTAATAAACCGTTAACAATCTCTAATCTATTTTCTGCTTTTGTTAAATCAAATTTACATTCTTTAATAATACATTCTAAATTATGTTTTACATAAATTTTAATTGCATCTTTTAAATTTAATTCAGTGGGAGTTTTATCAATTAATGCAACTTGATTATAGCTAAAAGAAGTTTGAAAATTCGTTTTATTGTATAATTTTCTGGCAAGGAGATTTGGATCGGTGCCATTTTTAAATTGTATAACAATTCTAATTCCTTTTTTATTGCTTTCATCATGGATGTCTGTAATTTCTTCAAGTTCTTTTTTATCACATTTATCACCCACTTCAGATATTAATCCCTCTATTGTTTGACCATAAGGAATTTCATAAAAAATAATTTTATTTTTTTCTATATTATATCTAGCTCTGACTTTTACAGAACCATGTCCTGCTTCCATAATTTTAGGAATGTCGTCTTTATTTATAATAAGACCTCCGGTTGGAAAATCTGGTCCAGGTAGCATAGGTTCATTACCATCAAGATAATCATTAATAGCTTTTGCTACTTCAGTAAGATTATGCGGAGCCCAATTACAAGCCATAGCTACACCAATTCCTGTATTTGGATTACATAAAAGATTAGGAAAAACCGAGGGCAATGTTACAGGTTCTTCCAAAGATTCATCATAATTTGGAATAAAATTTACATTATTCTTTTTGATACCATATAATAAACCTTCTTCTGCTAATTTAGTAAGACGTGCCTCTGTGTATCTAGCGGCAGCTGGCCCATCCCCCGCAATATTTCCGTTATTTCCGTGCCAATCTATAAGAGGATAACGCATAACCCATGGTTGAGATAATCGTACCATCGCTCCGTAGATAGACGAATCACCGTGAGGATGATACTTTCCCATAACATCACCAACAATTCTTGCAGCTTTTACATGAGGTTTAGAAAATACTCGTTTTTCTTCATATGCTGACCAAAGAATACGTTTTGCTACAGGTTTAAGTCCTGATTTAGCATCTGGAATTGCTCTATCAGTATTCACGGCAACGGCATACTCTATAAAATTTGTGCCTAATTCTTTAGTTAAATCATTTTGCATATTGTATCCTTTCTTCTTCATATGGATTATAATATTCAAAATCAAATTCTTCTTTTAAAGTTGTTTTTATGGTTTCATAAACATCACCATTATTTTCTTCTATGCTCATTAAAAAATCAATTATTTTTATATATTCTTCTTTTGTCTTATTCATCATGTCTAATTCTTTAAATTCATTTGTTGATATTGGATTAATATTACCAATCTAATTAATTTTGTCTATTAAATCTTCAAAATTTTCTTCAAAATAATATAATTTTTTCATTATTTCTTCAATAGCTGGAGAATCTAAATCTTCTGCGTAATCTCCCCAATTTTTATAAATACCTTTTTTATGTTTACCAATATATATAAAATCACCCCATTGATTCATTTCGATCAAACGATTATTCTGCATTATATGTTGCCTCCTTTAAATGAATGTTAATATATTATAAAAATTTTAAATCAATATGATATTTTTCATATATAAAATTTATATATTGTTCTTTTAATCCCATATGTTCTTCTTCCAATGCTTTTAAAAGATCTTGAATAATATGTATATAAGACCATTCATTTAATCTATAAGAATCTTTAAAACCAAATGATTTAAAACTACAAAGTTTCATATATGAAATATACTTTCCTATCATTTTGGAAGGGTTTTCAGAAGGATGATCTTTAATATATCTATCTCTATATTTATTCCACGCTTCTTCCCAATAAGGTATATTTAATGCTTCAAGAATAAATATAAATGATTCAGGTTTATAAACATTTATCATTTCCCATATTTCTTCTTTGGTATATTTGGTATAATCATTATTATTTCTATCTTTAAAATAAACATTATTCTCCATTTAATTTTCTCCCACAATTAGGACAATATTTTATATCAAAAGCCCATCCGCTATAATAGTCATCATCTTGTTGTATATATATTCCATAAACATCATTTTCTGGATTATATATTATAGCTCCGTACCTTTTCCAATAATCAATTTTTTCTATATCTTTTTCATTTACAATACTTTTACATAAATCACACATAATTATACCTCAATAGTTGCTTCATGACTATGTTCTTGAATAAAACGCTTACGTGGAACAACTTGCGATCCCATAAGATCATCAAATAATTTTGCTGCGGCCATACTATCTTCTACCGTAATTTGCTTAATAATTCTTTGTTCAGGATTCGTTAAAGTTTCTTCTGTTTCCTCTACATCCATTTCTCCAAGTCCTTTAAGCCTATTTACGGTATATTTTTTGCCAACATTATTATTTTTAAATTCTTCAAGTGCTGCATCGTCTTTCAGATATTTATAACCTTTATTTCCCGCAAGTGTAATTTTATAAAGTGGAGGAACCCCTGCATATATATAACCATCATAAATAAGTTCTGGACAAAAATTCCATATGAATGTATAAAATAGATTTTTAATATGGGCCCCATCAACATCAGCATCACTCATTATAATGATTTTTCCATACCGTAATTCATCTTTATCATAAGTTATTTTCATGGTTTTAGTATCAATTTTTAATCCAAATGCCTCAATCATTGTCATAATTTCAGCATTTTTCTGAATTTTATCTATCGTTGCTTTCTGTGTATTTAAGATTTTTCCTCGTACCGGCATAACAGCCTGAAACTCATTATCTCGTGCCGTTTTAAGGTTTCCAGAAGCAGAATCACCTTCGGTAATATAAATTTCACAACGAGATCTATCTTTACTATAACAATCCGCCAATTTACTATCAAATTTAAGTGCTTTTTCTTTTTTTCTTGTCTGCTCTCTCGCTCGCTCTCTAGCTTTTTTAGCAGCTTCTCGAGCCTTTTTTGCATTAATAGCTTTATCAGCAATTATTTTAATTTCTTTTTCATTATTATTTAACCAATATTCAAGATTTTCTGTAAGAGTCGTATTACTAAAATTGATATGAAACATTTTACAATCGCTATTACAGAAAATCTTGAATA